AAGACAGGCAAGTTTGAGTGGAAGAACTTTGTGGCTGACATGGCTGAAGAGTTGTTGCGCAGTCAGATCAAAAGCACAATGGCCAACATACTGCAAATGCCAAACCCATTTGGTTCTGGTGGCAGCATCAGTGATTCACTTGGTGGCCTGTTTGGCGGACTAATGGGCGACAGTGGTGCTGCACGTGGACAAAGTGCCAACACACCTTTGTATGTGTTGGACGTGGCAGGCGGCGGCACAGGTAGCGGCGCCATATTTGGTGGTGGCAGCAGCAGTGGCAGCACCAGTGGCGGTGGTGGCAGCATCATTGATAAAATTGGTGGTGGCATCAAAGATGTGGTCAGTAGTGTTGGTAAAATATTCAGTGGTGGCAGCAGCGGCGGCAGCAGTAGTGGTGGCATCATGGGTACAATCAGCAACATTGGCAGCAGCATTGGCAGTGCGGTCAGCGGTGCTGGCAGTTGGCTCAAGGACACGTTTGGTGGTTTCTTTGCCAATGGTGGACAGTTGGGTGCAGGCAAGTTTGGTATCGCAGGCGAAGCAGGACCTGAATTGATATCTGGTCCAGCTACCATTACACCAATGGGCATGGGTGGCACTAGCAATGTGACCTACAACATCAATGCTGTGGACGCACAAAGTTTCAAAGCACTGATAGCAGCAGACCCAGGCTTTATTCATGCTGTGGCAATGAAGGGCGCTGGCTCAGTGCCCAATAGGAGATAACAAATGACATTTCAATGGATAGTTGACAATGCTGAAACAATCAGTATTGATCAAAAACGAGTGATAGGAACCACCACCACACGCGACGGCACTGTACGCAACGTGAGCCGTGGAGGACAGGTTTGGAGGTTTGAAGTCAAGCTGCCAGATGGTCCACGTTGGACTGACTATCGCACAAGAATTGCACAAGCACAGAACTTGGACCGTACCACTGTTGCGGGCATCAGCCTCAGCACAGCAGGACAAGATTGGTTGTACAAGTATCAAGGCAACAGTGTAAACAAAACAGGCTTTGTGGCAGACATTGTGCAAGGCAGCAACACCATCACACTCACCAGCAGTCCTACCACAGCAGCGGGTCACAAATTCCTTGCAGGTGATTATGTTCAATTGGGCACCAGTGGTAAAGTATACCAGGTCAGTGCAGACGTGGTATATACTTCCAACACAGTCACATTGAATCGTCCTGTGTTAGATGCCACTGCTGCTGATGTTGCACTCAAGGTTGCAGAAGATTGCACCTGGCAAGTCGTTTGTGTTGAATTTCCCACTTGGACCTTGTTCAGTCGTGATCAGGTCAGCTGGAGCGGTCCATTTGTATTTGTTGAGAACTTGGTATGACAGTAGATCTTAGTGCTTATCCTGCAATATGGACAAGTTTATTTGTGCGATTAGACGTGGAAGGGCTTGGCGTATTGCGCTTCAGCGATTACAATATTCCCTACACCATCAACGGCGAAGTTTACAATGCTTTGGGCAGTTTGATGAATGTGAGTTCCAGCACTACAGAACTAAGATTGAGTGAAACAGAAGTCACAGTAACACTCAGCGGCATACCCACCACCAACATCAACACAGTGTTGGATTACAAAATGAAAGGTTCGCCAATTGAAATATATCGCGGACTGTTCAATCCCAACACTGGTGCAGCCATTGTGGCTCCTGTGGGCAAGTTCAAAGGGTTGGTAAACAATTTTGCATTGCAAGAAGAATTTCCAGAAGGTGGCAAAGACAGCACAATTACAATATTGCTGACTTGTACCAGTGAGGTAAGTGTGATGCAAAGCAAACTGGCAGGCCGCTACACCAACCCTACCAGCCATAAAGTGTTCTTTCCAACGGATCAAAGCATGGATCGTGTTCCAAATTTGGTCAACAGTAACTTCAACTTTGGAGCACCTAAAACATGAGTTGGTTTGATGATTTAGTAGACACAGGTAAAAACCTGTTGGGATCAGCTGTAGATTTCTTTACTGGCAACAGCATTGGTGCCAATTTGGCCAAAACAGCATTGATGGGCTACACTGTTAACCGTGTCAACAACAGTGTAAACAAAGACAACACTGTGGCCACCGCAGCAGCAGCCGTGGCACCACCAGATCCAGGTGTCAGACTACAAACGCCACCAGCAGGTGATTACAAAGTACCTGTGTTGTACGGCTCTGGCACGTTTAGTGGTGCAATGACTGATGCATGGCTCACCAGTGATAATCAACACATGTATTATGTGATGACACTTTGTGAACGCACAGGTATTCAAATCAGCAATTCAGCTCAAAGCACGTTTCAGTTCAATGATGTTTACTTGAATGACAATCGTGTGATATTTCTTAGCGATGGCATTACAGCTGACTATATGATTGATCGCGAAGGCAATCAAGACGTCAGCATCAGAAATTTGGTCCAAATTTATTGTTATGCAGGCAACAGCAGTTTGCCTGTTGTGCCAGAATACTACAGCAATGGTGCACTGACGCCTGCTTACAACATCATGCCCAATTGGACCAGTGCTTACACAATGACAGACACTGTGTTTGCCATTATCAAAGTGACCTACAGCAAAGACAAAGGTGTCAATCGTATGCCCACAATGAAGTTCACTGTGACCAATTCAATGAGCCTGCCAGGCGATTGTTTGTATGATTACATGACCAACACTCGTTACGGTGCAGGCATAGCAGCAGGGGATATCTTAACATAATGCAAACTCTTAATGATTTAAACACATACTCTGGCGAAAGTATACAATTTAATGTGACCAATGCACCCATTGGCAGTGCCCCGCTGCCTGTATTGCTTCAGAGAGCGGTAGGCGATGGTTTCTATACTGTGTCATTTTGTTGGATTGCTGTTCAACAGTTGGGACCCATGAGCGGCACAGGTGTGAGAATCATACACGACATCACAGCATCGCCATTGGGCACCACTGTCACATATCCATTGGCAGGTGGAAGTATCAATCCATTGACCATTACCAATCCCAGCACAAACATATGGCAAGTGGACAATATCAAAAACGTCACTGACTTTCAAGCTGCCACTGCTTACATTACGCCGCCTGTGGACTATCTGGGCAACGTGCATTTTGAATGTACCATTCTCAACAGCAATGGCAGCACTATTGGTAACTTTGTGATACCTCTTGCGGGAGTACCAGTGGCATAATGAGCACATTTACTACACTAAACGATTATTCAGCAGACGATGTAGTACTAACAGTTGATGATCAATTGATGTTGTTGCCTGAAGGTGCCAACGTGCGTATGCCCTTGTTGGCCTGGACTCCCATACACGACATTGGCGATCCGTTTGACGGCACAGGTGTACAAATCACGCACACGTTCTATCCTGGCTCAATCACAATGAGCAACGGACAAATATTAACATACGATGAATATTTAGGATTTGTAGAAAACAAACCCAGCACCACAGCAGTGGGCAATATTCAAATAGTCAACACTCCTGTGAACTTTGGTACTGAAAGCATATTGTATCATACCAACACTGCAAATGGTTATGTGAATGTTGATATGGAACCCAGTGGCTTTGATATCGCAGATGACTTTTGTTTTGAGTGTTGGTACTGGCCAACCGCAGTGCAAAGTGGGTTTGATTGGATATTCAGTTACGGAGGGTTCAAGTTTGGACTTAGCCTGCTGAATGCACTGGAATTGAATTTGACAATAGAAGGCACAACGTATCAGTATTATTTGCGTAGTCCAGGTACATACCCAGAATTCCTTAACCAATGGCATCACTTTGCTGTTGTGAGATTAAACGGACAAGTTCGCACATTTGTTGACGGTGTTCTGTATGGCAGCAGTGTAGCCAGCACAACAGACTACAGTCATTATGCACCAGATATCACAATTGGGAAAAACAGCGGCAGCGGCAGTATACATGGTTATATAGACGGTGCACGATTCAGCAACGTGGCCAGATACAACACCACTGGCAGCATCACTGTGCCAACAGCCAATTGGGCACTTGACAACAACACTGTGTTTCAGATTGAAGCTGTTGACGCTGCTGTTGTTGACACTGCCAATATCTATGCTCTAAATCGCGTACTAAATGTGCCATTGCAATTGAGAGGTGGCAGCCCCAATGTCACAATGACCAACACCGCCACCAACACTTGGGAAATAAAATATATTCATACACCAGAAGACTATCTGGCAGGTGACGTGTATTTGGATTATCCACCAGACTACGCAGGCATAGGCAATGCAGAGGTCAACGGCACATTGGACTGGACAACCAATATCAAAAACTTGGATGTGTTGGAATACGATTTCACATTCAATGTGCATCTTGAAATTGAAGACTTTTCTGAATTTTCAGGCAACAGCTTGGCAAACATACCTTATGTGACTGGCACTGATGTTGAATTGAGCCAGTTGCAAAAAGTCTACATCACTGACCGCGAAACCTTAACAGGAAATTACACACTAACATTGACTACTCAAAGTAGTGCAACAGCTATACAAATTGAATCAGCCGCGGTAGCAAACTTAATTACTAACGAATTTGGGCCTTATAATTCCTTGTTATATGGCAATGTTGGGCGTCTCACATTGGTAGGCGCCAAAGAAGACATAAATGAATCTTTAGAACAAGTGACTTTTAAAAGCGGAATAATTGCTACTGCCTTGATGGATTATTCCAGTGGAGGTGACACACTGCTTCAAAGTACCAGTGTATTCAGAACGTTGGGAGTACAGCCAAATCCTTTTGTTGCACTTGACAACGGGAGTCTACGCTTTACAGGCAACAGCGCAGGCAGCACTGGATATTTGCAAGCACAAGCAAGCACAGACACAGTCAACAGTTATCTTACATCCGCTGCCAATCTGAGACCGTCAGGTGGCAACTATTACGGGCCTGAAAATCCATCCACAATTGAGTTTTGGTTCAAAGATGTAACCAACGCCTTTACCAGTGCTCAGAAGTTGATTTGTGACTTTAGTCAATACAACATAAATTTATATACTGAAAACGGAAATTGGTATTTTCAAACCAACAGTCCAACCTTGCCAGGCCACAGAGTAGTGGCGTTGAATGTTGGCCAAGATGTTTGGCACCATTGTGCTTTTTGTAGTAGCTGGGGCAGCCAATATAGACAAATTCGTTGGTACCTGGATGGGCAGTTAAAGGGCACAATAGCTTATCCAAACGCAACAACTACATTGAGAATGCCCAGGTTTGGTGCAGGAGCAATTGGTAACTTGGATGAATTCAGAATCAGCAATACAGTAAGATATGCTTCTAACTTTGGCACAAACGGTGCAATAGATCGTATCAACACGGATGGTTATATGTTACCATTACAACTGGACGCAAACACATTGGCCTTGTGGAGAATATACCCGCCTGATGGGAATAAATTTTACAATGACAGATACTACACAGCGTTTGACAAGGGTTATATAGATTGGGAACTGACTGGTCCCAGTGGTTTCAAAACCAACTTATTGCAATATTATTATTCTACAGGAGTTTAAAAAATGACAACATCAACACTACCAAGCAGATACAGAATCAACGGGTTATTGGATACCAAAAGATCTGTAATGGACAATTTAGAAAGCATGTGCAACAGTTGTGGCGTGTTTATGAGTTATGATATACACCAAGGCAAGTGGGGTATAATTATCAACAAAGCAGAAACCACAGTGGCCAAAGCGTTTGACAATTCAAACATAATTGGAGCTGTGCAAGTGCAAGGCACCAGCATATTGAACCTTTACAACAAGGTGCGTGTGGAGTACACTTTAAGAGACACAGCAGACGAAATTGATTTTGTTGAATACGAATTGCCAGACGAAGACCGTTATCCCAATGAGCCAGACAATGTGTTGCAACTGCGACTTGACATGTGCAACGAACCTGTGCAAGCACAAATCATTGGCTTGATGGAACTGAAACAGGCTCGTGTTGATGAAATTGTCACATTCCAAAGCGACTACTCCACATTGAGTTTGAACGCAGGTGACATAATCACCCTGACACACGATCTGTATCAGTTCACCAACAAACCATTCCGTGTGATCACATTGAGTGAAGTTGACAGTGACGACGGCAGCATTCGTATTGAAATTGTGGCATTGGCCTACGATGCCAACATCTACAGCACAGCAGACTTGAATCGTTATGTTCGCAGTGACCGCAACGGCATCACTGGCATTGGTAGTATTGGACAGCCACTTGAACCTGTGTTGTATGTGTTCCAACAAAGTCGTACTCCTGGCATCAAAGTAGAAGCAGTGATACCTGCTGGCATTGTTGAATCATTGGAGTTATGGTTGAGCAGTGACAACAGTAATTTTATAAAAGTG